ATAAATGGCAAACACTTTTAAAGCAATCAACTTCGCAGCAGAACCCGCTTCAGCAGGTACACCTTATGTTATGTATACAGCAGCAGGAAGTACAACAACTGTAGTGTTAGGTCTTGTTCTAGCAAACATTCATACAACAGCAGTAACAACTGAAGTTGAACTTGTTAGTACAACATCAAACAGAGGTGGAGCAAACAATGTTGCAAATGGTACATCACTATTAGTTAAAGATGTAACGATACCAACAGGAAGTTCATTAGAAGTTTTATCTGGTTCTAAAGTAATTTTAGAAACTGGAGATAAAATACAAATTGATTGTTCAGTTGCTGATAAACTATCAGGAACATTATCAGTCATGGAAATAACGTAGGAGTTTTAATTGGCTTACATTGGAAAAGTACCTGCTAATGCACCCTTAACATCAAGCGACATTGCTGATGGTATTATCTCTACTGCTGATTTAGCTAACACAGCTGTAACAGGAGCAAAAGTAAATGCAGATGTTATTTCTTCACAGACAGCACTAGCAACAGAACCAGCTGATACAGATGAATTTCTAGTATCAGATGCTGGAGTAATTAAAAGAATTGATTACAGTTTAATTAAAGGTGGTGGAGGATTAATTTTAATTTCTTCAACAAATGTTACAAGTGATGTTGCTTCAGTAGATTTTACAGGAATTGATAGCACTTATGATAGTTATAAATTACATGTTACAGATTTAAGAACTGCAACAGATAATGTTGAAGTAATAATTAGATATGGTAATGGAAGTTTTCAAAACAATAATTATCAAAGAGCTTCAATAGGTAGAGAATCAGAAGGTGTGACTACTACTGGAAATGGTATAGGTAGTGGAAATACTGGAATATTATTAACTAATCAAAATGCTGGTAATGCTTCAGATGAGAGTATGGGTTTTGAAGCTACTTTAGTTAAACCATCAACTACTGACACACATAAATTAGTATATGGAACAATGGGTCATATCAATAGAGATAATCATTATACAATTATGATGTTTGGTGGAGTATATAATAATGATACAGCTGCAGTTGATAGAATACAAGTTATTGCAAATTCAGGAAATATAGCAAGAGGAAGATTTACACTATTCGGTGTAGCAAATAGTTAGGAATAAATTATGGCATATATAGGACAATCACCATCAATAGGAAACTTTCAAGTCTGCGATGCTATTAGCACAGTTGATGGTCAAGCTGCATACACGATGCAAGTATCATCTGTTAATGTAGTACCTGAAACAGTTAACCATATGTTGGTATCGCTGAACGGAATTTTACAGCGACCCGGTAGTTCATTTACTGTAGCTGGTTCAACTATTACTTTTGCATCTAACCTTGTAACAGGTGATGTTATAAACTTTATTCATATACTAGGATCAGTTCTTGATCTTGGTGTACCTAGTGATGACACAGTAACAGCAGCTAAAATATCTTCTAACGCAGTAACAGGTGCTAAATTAAATACAGATGTTATATCAGCTCAAACTGCTTTAGCTACTGAACCAGCAGACACAGATGAGTTTTTAGTTAGTGATGCAGGTGTATTAAAAAGAATTGACTACTCACTTATAAAAGGTGGTGGTGGCTTAGTTCTTTTACAATCAACAAATATTACTTCTGATACAGCAGAAGTAGAATTTACAAATTTAGATAGCACTTACAGTAAATATTTACTTTCTTTTTCTGCACACCCAGTTACTGATAGTGTATATCCAGCTATTAGATTTTTTACAGGAAGTGCTTATAAAACAGTTAATTATACTTGGGGTATACAAAATTATGTTGCTGGGGGTGGTGAATCAAGTTCAGATAGTGGTTCAGCATCTTATCTAAGATTGTCTCCAAATGGAATAGGCAATGATAATGATGCATCTTGTCAATTTAATGTTTATATTGCAGACCCATCAAGAACAGACAATCATAAACTTTGTTCTTGGCAAGGTGCTGGTTTTGATAGTTCTGGAAATTCTTTTGGAAATTATGGTGGTGGAACAAATACATCATTTACAACAGCAGTAACAAAAATCAAATTTTTATTTGAAAGTGGAAGCATTGGCTACGGAAGTTTTCAATTTTTCGGTGTAGCAAATAGTTAGGAGATAAATTATGGCTCTTAACTTTGCTAACAACAATTCCTTATCATCAATTACATCTTTACCATCAGGTATTAGTGGTGGTGGATTAAATTTAATATCTACACAGACAGCTAGTGGTAGTGCCAATTTATCTTTTACAAGTGGAATAGATAGTACGTACAAGGAGTATGTATTTAAGTTTATAAATATACATCCAGCTACTGATAATACGACTTTTACTTTTAATTTATCTGCTGATGGTGGAAGCAACTATAATGTTTCTAAAACAACAACTGTTTTTAGAGCTTTTCATGATGAAGCTGATAGCTCTACTGAATTAGATTATTTAGATGGGTTAGATTTAGCGAACGGAACAGGAGTTCAAGCTCTTGTTGAAAATATTGGAAATGGTAATGACGAAAGTTCTTCAGGCACTTTGCGTTTATTTGAACCATCATCTGCTACGTTTGTAAAACATTTTATATGGGAAGTACCAAGTTATGCAAGTTCAAATGCTATGAATATTCAATATGGTGCTGGATATGCAAACACAAATTCAGCAATAAATGCAATTCAATTTACTATGGGTTCAGGAAACATAGATAGTGGAGTTATAAAATTATATGGCGTTAGTTAAATACAATAACAATTCTATAAGTGCTGTTACAGCAGCAGCTAGTATTCCTAGTGGTTCTTTGGTTTTAATTAAATCTCAAACTGCTTCTAGTTCTGCAAACATTAGTTTTATTCATGGAACATCTAGTGTAGTTTTTGATGGAACATATAGTACTTATATGTTTAAATTTATAGATATTCACCCTGCATCTGCTGAACATTTTACTTTTAATGCCACAACAGATGGTACAAATTTTAATGTAACAAAAACCACAACTTATTTTCACGCAACTCATAATGAAGGTGGTAGCTCACAATCGTTAAGTTATGTTGCTGGAAAAGATTTAGCTCAATCTACAGATTATCAAAGAATTATAGATAGTATGAGTAATGCAAATGATGAGTGTGGAAGTGGCACATTGTTTTTCTTTTCACCTGCATCTACAACTTTTGTTAAACATTTTATATCTAATACTAGCTCGGCTAATGCAGAAGAAAAAAATGCTTATGTTGCTGGTTATATGAATATTACTTCAGCAATTACAGGAATAGATTTTAAAATGTCTAGTGGTAATATAGATAGTGGTACAATTAAACTTTACGGAATAAAGGATAGTTAATGGCATTAGTTAAACTAAATAATAATGGTGTAAAGAACGCAACTGCTTTTGGTAGCATAACAGGATTAGGTAATTTAATATTAATTAAAACACAAACTGCTAGTAGCTCAGCATCTATATCTTTTGTTGATGGTGCTAGTTCAGTAGTGCTAGATAATACTTATAAAGAATACATATTTTATTTTAATAATATTCATCCAGCTACAAATAATACTAAATTAACTTTTCAAGCATCTATTAATACAGGAAGTAGTTATGGTGTAACAATAACAAGTACAAGATTCTATGCTTTTCATAGAGAAAATGATGCAACTCCTGAATTAGCTTATGATGGTTCAGAAGATTTAGCACAAAGCACAGACTTTCAAAATGTAACAGGTGCAATAGGAAATGGAAATGATGAAGTTGGTAGTGGTTATATACATCTATTTAATCCAAGTTCTACTACATTTGTAAAACATTTTATTGTAAATGCTAATAGCTATCATGGATTAGGTGCTTCACTTAATGCTTATACTGCTGGTTATTATAATTCACAATCAGCAATAGACGCAATACAATTTAAAATGGATTCAGGTAATATAGATGCTGGAACAATCTCACTTTACGGAGTGGTTTAATTAGTATACAACAACAACAAACAGGAGAAAAAATATGGCAAGATACAAAATGGTAAATGGAGAAAGAATCCAATTTACAGCAGAAGAAGAAGCAGCTAGAGATGCTGAAGAAGCAGCTTGGTCTAATGGTGCTTTTGATAGAGCTATGGCAGACTTGAGACAAAGAAGAAGTGCTTTGTTAACAGCTACTGACTTCTATGCTTTATCAGATGTAACAATGAGTGCTGACATGACAACGTACAGACAAAATCTTCGTGATCTTACGAATGGTTTAAGTACAGTTGCTGATGTTAATGCTGTTGTCTACCCAACAAAACCTGAATAAATAATATTAAATAAATAATGAGTTATTTATTAATGTTACATATATGCTCAGCAACACTTATGTCTTGTGCAGAACCCGTTGTTTTTCCCCCGCAAAACAATCATTATAACTGTACAAGATCAGCTTACATTCATTCAATAAATCTGTTAAAAGAATTAGGAGAAGAAGAAGTAAATAAACATAAAATTTTTATTGCTTTTACTTGTCAATCTGGGAACGAAGTATAATAGGAGATTAATATGGATAAAATGATTACAATATTTTTAGAAGAAATAACAAACTTTTGGGAAAAAATAAAAAGCTATGTCAAAAACAAAATTAAAAAAATTATCTGCACGTGCAAATGCAGAGAAAAAAATTAAAGACTACGCAGAGAAAAGCAATAGTGTTCGCATCTC